GCAGCCTCATTGAGGATAGATCCACTATTCTCAAAAGAGGAAGTCTCTCTGAGGAATTTTTCTTGGTTTTCGAGCAGGACAGCGGTTACAGCTCTACGATGAGAATCTTTGATTGATTCGCAACCCTCAGCGTTGAGGAGAGGTGCCCACTTTTCCTGCAACTGTTCGGAATGGAACATTGCGGTTTACCTATTAAAGTTAGTGTTTGTTTAATGTTAAATTCAGGATTTGCTAAAAGTTCCCAGGGATCTGAGATAAGCACTCATTTGATCAGAATACTGCTGATGGTTATGAGTTTCTCCTTCAGACAGGGTTTCGGTTTTAGCAGAAGGAGTGGACTTGGGGAAATAAGATTCCTTCAGAGTCTCCAACTTTTCACGATAAGATTTTTCACTTTCAAACTCTACACTTTCGGAAAGTGAAGCGAGTTTCTCCTTCTGAGTGGATGCAAGTCCTTCAGAAATTTCATCGAGAATACCATCTGCAACAGACTCATTAAGTCTGCCATTCAGAGCAATATTTTTCTCGATTTGCTCGTTGAGTTTTGTCTCCATATCATCAAGTTTTTCTACCATGCTCTCAAGCACATCGTATTTTTCTTCAGGGATTGATACATAATGTTCTTCAAAAAGTCCTCTCATTCCAGAAAGGAATGATTCAGTCATTTCATTCTTGAGTCCTGCTTCGACGGCGAGTGCATTTTCTGCAACCCACTCATCGGCAACATACTCTAGATAAGAATCAACACGCTCAGCGAGTGATTCCTTCGCTGCCTCAACTTCTTCTGCGAACTTGGCAGAATATGCTTCTTCTAGTTCTACCTTGATGGTAGAAACTTTGGAATTGATGGCAGATTCAAAGATTGTCTTTGCTTTTTCTTTGAAATCTTCGGAGAGTTCTTCGCCGCCGAGAAGAGCATTGACATCTTCCTCGATGTCATACTCAGCAACTACCTCTTCTTCAGTAGTTTCTTCTTCAGCAACAACTTCTTCGGTAGTAGTTTCATCTTCAGCAACTACTTCGTCAGTGGTTTCTTCTTCAATAACTGGCTCCTCTGCTTCAACTTCTTCAGCAGGTGCAGCCATTGCTGGTTTTGCCTTAGCATTTACAACATCCTTAACTTGCTTAAGGGTTGCACCAGGTGTCTTCAGCTTTGCTGAATCATCATCAGTTTTATAGTTCTCAGGAGTAGGGCCTCCGAGATCTTCGTAAGAACCAGTTTGTCCGGGGGTTGTTCCAGACATAGAGGGCATAGGATCGCCAGGTTTGGCGTTAGCGTTAGCAGCAGTTTTAGACTGCTGTACATTGCCTACTTCCATTTCTTGTAAATTTTGTCCACTAGACATTTGAACAGCTCCGTATCCGTTTTTAAAAATACTATATTTATTTATAAATTAGAAAACTTTATCAATAAATCAGAGATTGTTGAGAAAGTCTTGGAAAAGATCTAATTTCTTTTCATCTAATTGCTTTTGGGTAGCAAGAGTGTTAATCTGATTAAATGTTTTTTCAGCATATCTTTCACGGAGGATTCCTCCTTCCCATACCCAATCTTTTCCTTCCATAATTCCTTCAACAAATGCATCGGGAGCAGAAGGATCAGCAACGATATCAGCAGCAGTTGCTAACATGAAATCATCGCCGACAATATTAGTTCCTTCTTTTGTCATTTTAAGAGAACCAATACCTCTAGAAGAAACGCCAAGTTTTACTCCCTCATCAATAAGTGAAGAAGCAATCTTACCCATGGGTGTTCCCAGGATTTTTGCTTTACCAATAAAGTTGGAACCAGATTCTCTCAGAGAAACAATTTTGTGAGATACACGATCTAAGTTGACGGTAGGGCCGTCAGGATGTCCAAGTTCGCCAAGTGCTCTGCCTGCCTGAACATGGTTTTCGTTGTATCGTTCAACTTCACGGCGTAGTGTTTCCATAGGATACATTCTACCATTGCGGTTTTTAATGTTTCCTTGAAGGAATACACCCTCGATGTAAAGTTGTTTTTTACCGCCTTTTGATTCGACAATGAATTCGACGGATTCGATTTCTTCTCTGATGAGTTTCATATGTTTTAACCGGTAAATCCTACTTTTGTTCCAAGAACACTTGCATCAGCAGCAAAAATTACATAACTAGATCTTTTTTCAACATATTCGACACTATTTGGAGGGAGTGTCATAGATCCAATTCCACTACCACTTTGTTCTTCCAAAATGGTAATTTTATGAGCGTCGGTGCTATCAGTATTTACAAGTCTAACCACAGTTGCTGCGCCAAAACTAGTGGCAGCGCCTGCGTTTGTTGGACAAGCAATTTCAGCTCCAACTAGTAATGAACGAGCCATTTCAGACAGTCTCCTCTTCTGGTTCTTCTTCAGTTTCTAATTCGTCGGTGACTTCAAGAGTTTCCTCTTCATCTTCAACATCATTTTCACCAAATAAACTGTTTGCTACTAAAGGGCGAGCAGCATCAACCCTTTCAGCAGCTTTTCCAAACAAAATATCCTTGATTCTATCGCTAATTTGCGAGGGAGAATCATCGGATACAATCATATCCATAAGTTCATCCATGTTTTATAGTCAAATTTACTATAATTTATTTATATCTCCCCACCCTTGGGTAATTCTGGTGCTTCAGTAGAAGAACCATCAACTTCTGGTTCCATAACTGGTTGTCCTAAATCATTACCACCAACTGCTCCTGGTATTGGTTGTCCAGTTTGAGGATCAATTTGCATTTCTGCAGGATCGGGAATAATACCTGCTTTGATTTCTTTTTCAATAAGTTTATCTTGTTCGATAATTTCTTCATCAGTCTGACGAAGAACTTTTCTTCTAATGTAATCCTGGGAGTAATACTTACCAACATATGCTTCAGCAGTTTGAACCAAAGTAAGTCTTTCGTTCATCAGTTCTGCATCTTTCAGTTCAGCAAAATGATTATCATAAAGGAAATCATATTGGATATGCTCACTCATCAACTCCCAATCTTCAGGAGTGATAACATTCTTAAGAAGAAGTTGAGTTTTTAGCATGTCATTGAACATTCCTGAGAATCTCTTTCTCAGTCTTCCAACAAATTTACTGAATTTAACTTCATCTCTCAGGATTTCAGAAGATCTCCCCAGGTTAAACCCGCCATCTCCTTCAATTCTGGAGATAGGAACATTAAGTGACTTGTACAGTTTCTTTTTAAAATATTCAATATCAGTGATTTCGCCCAGGTTTTGTCCGCCAGGCAAAGTGGAGATTTCGGTGCCTCTTCCGCCCTCACGCCTGGGAAGCCAGAAATCTTCAAGCATTGACATGAATTTTTTGTCATCACGAATCTCACCTGTTTGTGCATTATATACAAGTTTGTTGCGATATCTGTTCATTACATCACGCAGATATTGTTCTGCCTTTACTTTTGGCAGATTACCAACATCAATATAGAAAATTCTGCGCTCTGGTGCTCTTGATAGTCTGTAAATTACCAGAGAATCCTCAATCATTCTCAATTGATTGAGAGATTTAATTGCTTTGTGAAGATATGAAAGGGTTGATCCTTTATTGCGATCTACTAGTCCTGATGAACAATATGTGATTGAATCTTTGGAGAATTTAACTCCAGATTGTCCACCTTGTGCGGATCCAGGACTTGCACTAGGATATGTACTCTTCGGATTGTAGACAAAATACTCTTCAATCTCTGGAAATTCATATTCCATCGGATTGTCAGATCCTTTATTGATACCAGATAAACGAATATTATTACTATCTTTTTTCTTTTGTTGACGCACATAACGCATTTTCATTGCGTCAATATAGCGTAATTCTTGGATACCCTCGTGAGGGTTCTTCATATCAATGACTTTATGGTAGTAAAGTCGTCCGTCAATATACCAATTTCTATAGATTTCGTGTGCTTTTTTATCAAAATCTAATAAACTGAGGATATATTTGAACTCATCTCTGATCCTTCTTTTAATACCATCGCTGGCATTTAGGTTAGAAAGTTCTATTTCAACAGGAGAATCATTCGTATCAGCAACAATTGCTTCATTCACAACATCTTCGATGGCACTATCACACTCAGGATGAAGTGCCATCTCACGATAACGCTTGATTAAATCAAACTCTGTCTTGTAGACACCTTCAATATCAACATATTGTCCGAAAAATCCACTAGTTAAATAGTGATCTACCCCGTCCTCATTATTAGGAGGAACGGGGGAAACCACACTAGGTGGAGTTTTTTCGGTGTCCTCAATCGAGAACCCAAATAATTTAGACATGATTTATTTGTAGTCTTTTATTTCACTATTTATTGAAGTACCTGATCAACCTGATCAGAGGCACCACCAGTCTGACTACCTGTTCCTGCAGTCCAATATTGAACTTGGAACGTTACAGTAAATTCTTCAATAGTGTCAGTAGTATCATAAGAAAGTACAATTTCGGATACTTCAGTTGGGAAAATATCGCGGAACATATATGTTCTGAGTGGTTTTACACTACCATTTCCACCACTACCATCTCCATTCCCAGTATTATTAAATGAATGTTTTCCTTTATTAGCACCTTTTCCAAGTTGGTGAACGACAGCGTTGCCCATGTATGAAGCAGGATTAGTAGCACCAGAAGCATCAGATAATTTACTGATACCATTCATCCACTTTTCAAATTTCTTTCTCATTCTGAAGTTTTCATCATTGATAACAGTAATTGTCCAGGTATCAAAGGTTCTATCTCCAGCAACTTTAAGAGTTCTTCCTCTAAATGGAATTTCAATTGGAGTAATATTAGAGGAAGGTAAAGTAGCTGCTTTACAAAGAAACTGAAATTCTTCTTGAGCAGAAGCATTAAACGTACCCGTGCTGCTGGTTCCAGGCCACGATACCATATTTACTTCAAATAAATTAGGACGGGCACCGCCCCCCCGAAGGGCGGATTTAAATTGACTGATCGTTTTTAAACTTGACATTAGTTGATTCCTCCGTAATTAGTTTATTATTAAATCAAACTCTACCAGTTACTTCTTCAAAAGAAACACCTGTTCGTGTAGCAACGAACGTCAAGGTAACATAGTTAATAGTCTTGGTGGGTTTCAAGAAGATGTCTGCTCTGAATTCATTGTTGTCAACAATGTCAGGAGTGTTATTAGAGGAATCACAAATGACGCGGAAGTCATACAGTCCTCTCTTTGCTTGAACATCGCGAAGATACGGTTCTACAGCATTGGTGAATGAAGATCTTGTGTTCTCATCATTGAACTCAAATAGTTGATCGTTTGCAAGTCCTTCCAGTGCTTTTTCTACTGTAAGGAATAAGCGACGAACGTTAATTCTGTCAAAGGCAGATGCAAAACTTAATCCGGTTTTATCTCCATAAAGAACGGTTCCCGTGCCAGGTAGTGTTACAATAGAGTTAACTCTTGCTTCATACAGAGAATCTCTTTGTGCCTTATTG